TCGTCCCGGCGGGCTGGTTGTACCACGGGATCGAGGCCATGATGATACTGTCGGCGGCGCGCGTCGTGGACGTTCCCGTACCTAGGATGGGTGACGATGGGAAAGACCCTAACTCGATCTGCGGGATGCCAAGCGCAACAATGATATCAAAGGGTTGCCCTGTTATCTTTGGCAGAATGGCAACATATCCATTCAACTTTGTCGTAGTGGCCGGAGCCGTGAGGACACCTGGATATCTGGTCAGGGATGAAGTTAGATCAGGTGAAGGGCTCCCAAGGGCCGGCATGGCTGCAATATCTACGTTTCCGGCGTCTCTGGCTTTTAGATACCTACGCACCGAAACGGGTTGATCTCCAGACAACAGCGACATGAAGAATGTAAATGCGTAGTCTCCTGGCCCGACATCTAACGTAGAGCCGGCCATAACGTTGATACCAATCTCTCCGCCAGCCGTTCCGGCGAGGCGCATGATCAGGCACCGGATGCCATTGATGACCTGTACTCCGAGAATTTCGCGAGTGTGGGCAGATCCAGAGGTATTCCAGTTTGTCGGCATAGTGCCTGGAGAGCCAGGTATCATTCCTGATAGATCGCTGCGGACAAGCGTCGTCCGCGTTTCCTCCACGAGCAGCCCCATGTCCGTCATGCGAAGGGTGTTGGCCGGGAAGTCTACCCATAGCCCGCCCACGGTCTGCGCCATGCCGGATGAGGCGCGCGTCACGCTAAGATCGGAAAAGGCCGCGCCGAATGCCCTGCCGAGCGCGAAGTCAAGATCGAGGGCCGCGCCCACCAAAGGCGACCAGCGCGTGCCAGCCAGCGGCAGCCCAAGGCCGAGACCAAGCCCGAACGACATCAGACGCCACCTTCCAATCCAGTCGCAGTCGCCGCCGTAACATGCGTCGCAAAGATTGTTCGGGTCTCGCCAGCGGCGAAATTCATAACGCGGCTTTGGCCGAGACGCGTTGTAACCGTCACAGTGCCTGCCACGTTGGCCCGGATGGCACGAATGGGGGTGGCCAGAGGCGTTGCGCTCGGCGTGATCGGCACCCAGTCAAGCGCCAGTCGGGTCTTGACTAAAGAACGGCGTCATACCGCATTCCTCGTTGAGCGAAATTAAGCGTCCGGGATCACCGGCTCGGGATAGCATCGGCAGTTTGGCAGTGCACCGGCATGCCCGGTGAGCCCGTCGAGGGTCGGCGGATCATCCCAGGCCACCACCTTGCCGTTCATCTTCCTGTGAGAATCCCGCACGTCGCTGTCCCCAGCAGTGCGCCAGATGTAATGAGTACTCCCCACAGCCTGAGCCCGAACCTGCGTCAGGGTCGATGCCGTGCGGGCTACTTCCGTTCGGGCGATGAGGTTGGCCCGGCTCTTGCTCACCTCGCCGGATCGCATGATCTCCTTGGCGATCTCGCTCGCTCGCTTGCTGTCCTCCAGCCCTTCGAGCGTCAGGCGGTGCACCCGCTTCGCGGCCTCGGTGGGCAGGCTCGTAATGAGCTTCACCTGATCGTCGAGAATAGCCTTCATAGCCTCGCCGGTCGGTGCCTTCCGCAACTCCTGCCGGAGACCAGCGGACATTTCCTTGGTGACCGTCTTCCAGTCCCGTTCATCTCGGGCGGCCACTTCGGACACCATTCGCGCTGCAACCGCCTGCGCCCATGTCCGGATCGTATCCGAATAGCGCTTCAGCACTGCATCGATGGCGGGAAGGGCAGCCGGGTCACCAGGGGGAAAGCCGTTGATGATCTCCCCGACGAACCGGGCCACCTTCCGCAGCCGGGCGGCGTATTGCGCCTCCAGCTTCTTGGCCTTGACGAAAAGGGGCTTCTCACTGCGCTTGGCGGCGCGATCAATCGTCCTTGTCATCGGCGCCGGGCTCCGGATCGTCCTCGTCCAAGGAAGGGGGGGGCAGTTCGCTGGGCTCCGGCGGATCTTCCTCGGCCGAATTGATGTCATCCTCCGAGATGTTGGAGAATACCCCAGTGACCTGGCTGGACTGCCGCAGCTCCATGAGCGCCGTCTTCCGGCTGATCGTGCCGGAATCCTGGGCCGCGATCACCGCATTCGTGGTGTTGGTGGCGATCTCCGAGCGCTCTTTGTCGGACATCTGCCAGAGCGGCGCGAACTTGAAGCTGAAATCCTTCTCGGGCTCTTTGCCAAAGACAGAGCGGTGCAGCACGTTAAGCAGCAGTTCGAAAGGCCGCTGTAGCCGCGCTTCCTGCTGAGCGGCGATGTGATCGTAATAGTTCCGGATGTCGGAATCGCCCGTGCTGTTCAGGCCGGCGGGGGATTGCCCGAACAACCTCACCAGAGGGATTTGCAATGCGCCTGAAAGCTGCTGCCCGAACTGGAGGAGAAGATCCGACAGGCCGGAAAAGCTGTATTGGTGGGCCTCGAATTTGTCCTTTGCGTCCATGAGGGTCAGGCCCTCGTTGGACTGCATCATCCGGATCATCTCAATTTGCTTCAACAGCCCCTCGAAGGCCTTTCCGCCGGAGGCGATGATGTCGCGAAGCCCCTCAACCGAATATGTCCGCAGGTGGGCCTTGTAGACGAGCTGTGAGGAGCCCTGGCTAGCGCTGTCAAAGGAGATCAGGCGATCATGAAGGCGCTCGATGACCGATTGCCCCCATCCGTTCTCAGTGATCTGCTGACTCCAGGGCAACATGACCCCATCGAGTCGGATCACGCGGGTGTAGTGGATGTGCTGGTTCTGGAGGGCTGGCGCACCATTCACCACGTCGTAGAAGACTGGGCTGCCCATATCAGGGCCGTATTCCGTCACCAGCTTGTTGAGCGTCGGCTGTAGCTGCCACCGGTCTAGGACCGTAAGCCCCTTGAATTGCCCCTTACTAATGGTGTCGAGGCGCAGCGGCGTGCTGACTTTCTGCCCGTCGATGAGCAGAACGGCAATTGACCCGCCGTAGAGCCGGGACCACTTGATGGTTTCGTTGATGCTCTGCCAGATCCTGAGGGTTTTCAGCGCGGCGTTCAGCCGGTCCATGTCATCGGGTTCGAGACCGGCGCTGATCTCGATTCCTTCACGGGTCATATCCTCCGCGACAACATCGACGGCCAGCCCGACGATCCAGGATGTCCGATACATCGCTTCAAGCTGAAGGCGATTACGCGAGACGAAGTGGAAGGCATAGCGGGATGCCGAGAACTGATTATCCGCTCCCCAGCCTAGTCGCGCCGCGAAATTCACGAAGCTGTCAGAGGTGGGGACGTTGTTCGACGGCACCCGGATCCGGGGCTTGGTGTTTGCCATCAGCTTGCGAGCCTTGCCCAGACGCCGGTTCCGCCGCGGGCCTGGATGTAGCCGTCCAGGCTGTAGCGGACGGCATCGATTCCGTGGTTGTCCTTGTCGACGATGACGGGGAGGACTTCCTCCGTGACCCGATCGACCTTGTACGAGTAGCGCCGGAATTCCCGCGCGATATGCGGGCAGCGGTCATGGACCACGATCCGGTTGAAGCCTTTCAGGTGGGCAATGCCGTCCTCGACAGACCCCGGCCATTTCTCGGCGGCGGTGATGTTGAACCCCTGCCGGCGCATATAGCTGATCGTCTCGGGCCGAGCGGAGTCGCCCTTGATCGGCCAATTACGCGAGCCCGGAACGCTGTCGAACAGCTGCGGAAGCTCGTCGATCTCCACCCCGTGCCCGAAGGCCTCATGATCGATAAAGAGGCAATCATCCTTGATGAAACTGCGGACGATCGCGGTCGGATCGTTGGCGAACCCCCAATCTGCCCCGTAGAAAAATCGGTCGACGTTCTCAGGCGTCTCGAATTTCTCGAACGATACCCGCTTGCGGAAGATGATCGCGTCCGAAATGACGAGATAGGCGCCCTCCCAGACGTGCTCATATTCGTCTTTTCCGAGATCGCTGTGGCGTTCTTCATCAAGGTCGGCGGGGAACCACGGATTATCCCGCCAGTTTGCCTCCACAACCGCCGCATTGGCGATCTTTTTCGGTCCCCGGAGCAATAGATCTACGGGGTCTTCGGGTTTGCTGGGGTTCCATGAGAACCACAGTTCGGAACCGGGCTTGCGGATCGTCGGGCGCAGGAGGCGCAGACTGTGCGCTGATAGGGATTGCGCTTCCTCCACCCATGCTCCGTCGAACCCCTCCAAGGACTTGATGCTCTCCGCCGTGTGGTTCTGCATCCCTTGAAAGATGATGATCCCATTGCCCGGAGTTTCGATGAATTTGTCCGTGACGCGGAATTTCCGTCCCACGCCCATAGTGGAGATCTTGTCTTCGAGCAGACGCTTCGAAGACTGCTCCAGGCTCTTCTGGATCTCACGGATGCAAACCCAGCGTAGCCCTCTCTGGATCAGCGCCTTTTCAACGAGCGCTTCGCCGAAAAAATGGGACTTCCCTGATCCTCGGCCTCCATGTGCTCCCTTGTACCGCGTCTTTTCCAGGAGCGGGACGAAGACCCTAGGCGTCGCGAGTTCGAGGGTCGACAATGACACGGCGAATCTCTTCCACGCGAACCGGGCCGCCCTCGTCGCCTGTTAGCTCCAATTTATCCTTGAACATCCCGAGGTGGCGGCCGATCTCCACCAGCGCCGCCCGTTTGTCCGCCAGTTTGAACTTTACCCGGCGGACGTCACGGGCATCCTCGCCTCGTCCGCCACGAAAATCCTCAACAGTCACTTCCTGCAGGGCGGCGGCCTGGTCACGCGTCAGGGCGGAGAAGTCGAGATAGGGATCGCCGTCGGGATTGGACCTCATATAGTCCTGCATATTGCTGAAGCCGATTTTGGCGAGCTCCCGCAGTACGTTCTCGACGGTGATTTCAGCCCTGTCCGCGCCTCGCTTCTGGATTTCGGCGACGCGGATCTGAATGTCATCCTTTGTCATCAGGCGTGATGCATTTTGGCGCTTCGGCTTATATCCCGCCGCAACATATGCGTCTGAGGCTGATTTCCCCTTTGCCAGTTCCTGTGCGAACCGTTCGTGCTTGGGGTTCTTGAGGATGGGCATCAGGAATTGAGGTCTGAGAAAGCCGCCTCGATATCGGCGCGCAACTGATTGTTGGCGGCGGCGATGGAGTTGGAAAAGCGGATTCCGGCACCCTTCATATCGGCCACGAACTTCTGGCCTTTTGCGGTGGCGACGGGATCGGGCTTCGGCGATGGGGCGGGGAGCGCGGGCAAATACGCCCCGTGTTCAATGGAGAGGTCTTTGACCTGAATGGCGAGCGTTTCGGCCGCGACTGAACGATAGATGCCCTGCCGCCAGTACGTCTGAAACTGATCCGTGTAGCCGAGGGGGCCGCTGTAGTCAGTGATCAGGACGCCATCGCGCCAGATGCGAGCGTTGACGCCCCACTCGATCTCAAAGCGGAAGTCATATTCGTGGCCGCGCTGTACCGGCCCAGTGTCCCGCCATAGATCGCGATGGATGATCTTGGAGCTCGAGCCCGACTTGCCCGAGATGGCCATGATGTCCGAGCCGTTGAATTTGATCTCGACCGGGGGCGTGACGCTCAGTCCGGAATGGAGCTGGCCGAGGACAACCCATTTCGACGTGATCGGAGCGCCGGGCTCGATCAGCAGCTTAAACCGGACTCGAACCAGCTCCGAGATTGGGTAACGAGCCGTATCGCAGATCTCATTGCGCTCAGTGCTGGCTAAGGCATCGCCCGAGAAGTGATCGCCCTGGCGTGTCTCGAAGCGATAGCCGCCGGGGATCTCGGAAAAGGAATACGGTTTCCCGGCATTGTCGACTTTGATGCCAGCGAAGCCGGCCGGAACGGTGACGGGCATGCTCTCACCTGTAAAATGAAAAGGCCCCGCCGAGGCGAGGCCGTGAATAGATACCGCTGTTTCCGATGGCCCTTCTTCAGGGTGGCCGTCCATCGGGGGGGGGCTTCGGGGCATTTCCGCTCACTCGCGGGTTGTCCTCTCGCGGCGCTCCCCATCGGAATGATTGGATCCGTTATTTCGGCGCGGGCGTGAAATCGCAATAGAACGTGTCGTCGACATTGAACGTGCCGACAAGGGCCGGGTTCGCGATCAGCATCTGGAAGGCAACCGAAGGCGACCACCGAGCGAAGCTATTATTCTCATCGCTGCCATCGGGCGGGTAAGCCTCGCTTTTGGAGACCCCGAAGAAAGTAACGGTTTCGGTGCCATTGCCATGCGGTATCGCAGCGCCAACGCGGACCTTCGCCCGCATCTTACGTTCGGTCATCGGGAACTCCTGTGGGAACATAAAGGCTTTGGGCGCCGGATGCTTTGGGTAGCTCCGGCGCATGCGCGCAAACTAAAGAAGGACCGCCCTTTTGCTCTTCCATGGAGAGGAGTGGCGGCCCGTGACATCAGATTTGGGAAGCGGAGCGCGTTACGCCTAGCGCTGCTACTCCGCGATAATTGAGCGGGGCCAGACGTTCCCAGCATCTGGCCCCAATGTCCGGGCGACGGACGGTCTCGCTCGGCCCTTGCGGGCGCAAGTCGAGCGGTAGGCAGTAGAGAGTCAGAGATTGTGCAAACCGTCAAACAGTTTTTGAGTTTTCGATAATGTTTTATGCATTTTTGCAACGATGAGGCAGGCCGTAACCGATTCCCATGACTCGCGAATTTGCCCTTGCCTGATTCAACCTGTCGCAGGCTATCGGCCCGGATCGGGGCAAAAATAATTTCCGTAACTACAAAATATCCATTGCCAGATGCTATTATTGTAGTTACATTAATCCTCATGGAAATCGAATTTGACCCAGCGAAGCGCCAAGCCACCCTCGACAACCGGGGGCTCGATATGGTCCGCGCCGCCGAGATCTTCTCGGGCAAGACGCTGACGGTTGAAGACGATCGGCAGAACTACGGAGAGCCCCGCTTCATCACCATCGGCTTTCTTGATGCTCGCATGGTGGTGGTTGTCTGGACCCCGCGCGGCACGGTTCGCCGCATCATCTCACTGAGGAAGGCCAATGACCGTGAACAAGAAATCTATGAACCCCGATTGGATTGACCCGGACGATGCTCCGGATCTCTCCACCCCGGAATGGCAGGCAAAGTTCGCCCAGGCGAAGGCCAAGCGCGGACGGCCGAAATCCAAATCGCCGAAGGTTCTCGTGACCCTGCGGATGGAGCAGGACGTGCTGAACGATTACAAGGCGATGGGCGCCGGTTGGCAGATGCGCATGCAGGAGGTCTTGCAGAAGGGAAGGCCGAGGCGGGCCGCCGCTAAGGCCGCTGCATCGCCATCCGCATCTCTGAAACGAGACCGGAAACAGGCATGAAGCCGAAGTATCGCGCTACCGAGTCAACCGCGTTGACGAAGGCGATGCTTAGCCGTCGTTCGTCGCCGTGCCCGTTTGCCTCCATGGCGCGATAGCCGAAGCCCATCACTACCCGGGCGTATAACATCGCGGCGGCCTCGTCTCCGATACTGGAGCGCAGGGCGTCCATCTGTGCGCATGCATGGGCGTTCCCGTTCATCACGTCGGGAATCGTGCTGGTGTCTACGAGCGGCTCGAACCGGGGTGCGGGCATCTGATCTTGATGCGCCATGTGCCACAGTTTGTCGTATCGCTCGCACGCGAGGACGCGGATATCGGTTGCCTCGGACAAGTTCCGGAACAGCTTCTTGTAGGGATGGGACCGGGCCCGCTTCAGGGGGCCGAGGTTCTCAACCTGATAATCGCGACGCCCCGACGCGATACGGTTGTCGTAGACTACATTGGCTTGTGCGAGGCTGCGCTTCTTGGCGCGCTCACCCTGTTCGTATAGCCGGGCCCGCTTTTCCTCCTCCCGACGCTGGCGATCGGTCAGGGGGTGCGGGGCGGCCTTCTTAGTGCGGGCAAGCCGATCCACCAGCTTCGCGGACAATGCCGTCAGCCGGTCCTTTTCCTGCTGAAAGAGCCCGAGCCGGCGGCGCATATTCCCCGCCTTCATCTCCAGTTCGGCAGCCTGGTCCGCGGCGCGATCCGCCCGCCGGGTAGCCGCATAAGCCTTTGCCGCCAGATCCTCGAACTTCTCCCGTCGCCCTTTCGATTCCGCCCATTTGGCTGCGGAGAGGTGTTTATCCGCAGTTGCGCGGTAGCGTTCCTCGTGCGCTCGAGCGGCGGCGGCCTTGGCCTCGATAGCGGCAATCACTTCTTCGGTCAGTTCCGCCATTTCACTTTACCCCCTTGTCCGTCAGCCATGCGAAAGGCGTGTCCTTGCTGCCACCCCTGCCGATCAACCCGGCTTCCATCAGCGGCGCATGAACCTTCTTCATCAGCGCGATGGCGTCCTTCTCCTCGAATCCGGGGTGCAAGAGCGCCTCCGCGCACTTGTCCCTCCACGTCAGGTAAGGGACAGGGCGGACGCTGTGCGGGACCTTCTCCAGATCCTTGTTTTCCACCGCATGGGTGATGTTGAGGTTACGCAGGATGCCGAGGCAGACCGTCGCCTCCTTGGGAAGGGTGATCTTCTTCGGCCTCGCCTGCTTCAGATCCATCTCCGTAGTGAATTCTTCCCGCGGCTCCGGCTCGTTATTGAAGCGGGTCAAGTTCGCATCGAAGCCGAGGATGACGGTGGTTTCCGGCCCATGCCGGTTCTTGCCGATGATGATCTCAGCCACGCCCTTGGCGCGGTGCATCTCCCGGTCGTGGCGGAATTTCGCCTCGGTGCCCTCTGGCGGCAGCTTCAC